CCCCGTCTAACCCAGCCGGACAGACACGGACATATCCACCATTTGTCCTGTCCTGTCCGACCCCAGCAAACCCGTATGACATAATGTTTTAATTACGTCACACACTGCCGGACAAGCCAGACATGTCCGCTATTTGTCCGCGTCTGTCCGTTAGGTGTAAAAACATCTGGAACTATTTACACCTAACCCACCCCCCCCTTGCTTTTGCTGGACAAAGTTACCCCCTATACCCCTGTTAATTCCCATATGAATAATGCTTGACTAGGGTAACTCATAGTCGTATGTGAATATTAAGATGGCAATTTCCGACTAAATGACATCTTCTCCCAGCAATGTTTGACATTGTTAATCACCTCTCTCTTGGCTCTCTGGTTCTCTCTCCAGGGGGCCATCTTTTTGCTGAGCAAGCCATATGCCCCCAGCCCAAACTCAATCCACCGCTGATGTGCTTCTGGCGCTCTATAATGACCCGGTTTTATTCGTGTCATCTGTGCTGGGCGCTGATCCCCAAGCGTGGCAACGTGAAGCCCTTGAGGCTGTGCGTGATAGCCCCCGTGTTGCAGCCAAATCTGGCCACGGTGTCGGCAAGTCAGCCCTGCTATCTTGGGTCATCTTATGGTATCTGATCACACGCCCCTGTCGCATAGTTTGCACGGCCAACTCGGCCAACCAGTTAAATCAGGTGCTATGGTCAGAAATCCAGAAGTGGGCCAGAAAGATGCCCAAAGGCTTACAAAGCCAGCTTGAGATAACCAGTGATAAGATCACGGTGAAGGGTGTGGACAGTTCTTGCCATGCCAGAGTTAGTCGAAAAGAGAACCCGGAAGCCTTGCAGGGTTTCCACCATGAAAGATTATTGTTTGTCATTGATGAATGTTCTGGCGTTGATGACATTGTGTTTGAAGTAGCTCAAGGCGCGTTATCTACCGCTGGATCGAAGATACTGATGGTTGGCAATCCGACCCGCAATTCTGGCTATTTTTACGACGCTTTCAACCGTAATTCCCATCGCTGGCACAAGATGACAGTGAGTTGCGAGGATGCGGATTATGTCAGCGAGGACTTCATCGAGGACATGAAGCAGCAATACGGCGAGGACAGTTCGACCTTTGCCATACGGGTTAAGGGCGAGTTTCCGACGGATTCCGCTGATAGCCTGATTTCGCGTCATTTGGTTGAGGCGGCTGTGTCACGCGATGTTGAGCCTATGACGGTTGCGCCAATCTGGGGTTTAGACCCTGCTCGATTTGGTGGAGATCGGACGGCCATTGCGAAACGGCAAGGCAATGTTTTGATCGAGCCAATCAAGAGTTGGCAAGGCAAAGACCTGATGGAGACTGTCGGTATTGTTCTTGCTGAGTATGAAGCGTGTCAGTATTTAGACCGACCCAGCGAGATTTGCGTTGACAGCATTGGCATTGGTGCTGGCGTTGTTGACCGCTTGCGAGAGTTAGGTTTGCCAGCGCGAGGCGTGAATGTTGCGGAAAGCCCGTCGTTGGGCAACCGTTACCAGCGTTTGCGCGATGAGCTTTGGTTTAAAACGCGTGAATGGTTTGAAGCCAGAGATTGCAAGATACCTGACCAGGATGAACTTATCAGTGAGCTTTCTTCGCTGAAGTTTAAAATCCTGTCATCTGGCAAGTTTAAAGCTGAAGGCAAGGACGAGATGAAGAAACGCGGTTTGCGCTCTCCTGACCTTGCGGATGCCTTAGTGCTGACTTTCGGCACTCAAGCGGTACGCGCTGCTGGCTCTGTGTCGGCCTACGGGTACGGATCAGAATTGGATTACGGTAGTACGAGTTGGATTGTGTGATGGTTAAAGCAAGCAGTGTTAAACGGCTACCTTCTGGTCGGCTGAAGTATAACGGCGAGACTTTCCCCGGTTTTAACAAGGTTCAGCGCACTCCTGGCGATACCAAAAAGTTTAAGGTGCTGGCTAAGAAAGGCCCGGATGTAAGGAAGATTACTTTCGGCGACAGCAACATGACGATTAAGAAGTCCAACCCGAAAAACAAAGCCAGCTATTGTGCGCGTTCTGGCGGCATTTCTGGCAAGGATGACAAGTTTTCAGCGAATTATTGGTCGCGTAAAATGTGGGATTGTTAACATGATGTATATGAAGAAAACCTCTATGACCCCCGGCAGCCGTTCTACAATGGCCAACCAGCCAACCCCACCTAAGAAAAAGAAGCCCAAGAAGAAAAAGAAGACCTATGCGTCATCAGGCGTAAGCACCGGACGCTATTCTTCTAATGGCTAAACTTACGGCATCCCAGAAGGCGAGAGCCAAAGCTATGTCTGCGCGGCGTGGTGTGAAGTATCCGAATGCTTGGTCTAACCTTGCGGTTGCAAGAGGCAAGGCAAAGAAATCATCTACCAAGAAGGCTAAGACGTAATGGCAAAAATGGATGACATGGACTTTCGCGGCGTCTTGCAGAACGAGATACAATCCGCTGTTAACTACTATGACAGCGAGTTTTCCGCTGAACGCGCCGAGACACTACAGTTTTATCTTGGTGAGCCTTTTGGCAACGAAGTTGAGAACCGTAGTCAAGTTGTGGCAACTGAAGTCAGTGACACCATAGAATATATTATGCCGGGTTTGATGAAGATGTTTAGCTCTTCGCCGGATTTTGCACGGTTTTTGCCTCGCGGTCCAGAAGATGTAAACGCGGCTGAGCAAGCAACTGACCTTGTAAACTTTGCGATTAACTCAGACAACAACGGTTTTCGCGTCATCCATGATTGGTTTAAAGATGCCCTCTTGTTTAAGCAGGGTGCGGTCAAGTTTCACTGGTTGGAAACTGACACCACTGTAAACGAGGCTTACGAAGATTTAACTGAAGATGAGCTTACTTTGCTGGTGTCTGATCCAGCGATAGAAGTTATATCTCAGGAAGTCACAGAGATGGGTGTTGTTGACCCTATGGGCGAAGAAATGCCTATGGATGTTAAATACTCAGTTGAAATTAAGCGTACTAAGAAGGCTGGCAAGGTCAAGATCGACAACGTGCCGCCAGAAGAGCTTATATTTTCTCGCCGCGCAACTAGCCTCGAAGATTGCTCATTCATTGCACATAGAACGCAAGTACGCGCTGGCGAACTCATTGAACAAGGTTACGATGCTGACCTTGTTTTACGTTATGCTGGCACATCTGACCTTGATGACGAGGCTGAGCGTCAGGCTAGATTTGAGGAAATCGAAAGCGGCAATAAGTACGACACAAGCACAGACCCGTCCATGCGTGAAATCCTTGTTACAGAGGCTTATATTCATGCTGACTATGACGGCGATAATGTAGCCGAGTTACGCCGTGTTGTGTGTCTTGGTGACGGTGATGAAATCCTTGAGAATGAACCGTTTGACCGTTTGCCGTTTGCGTTACTTTCGCCAATCCTAATGCCGCACCGTATGGTTGGGCGTTCCGTTGCTGAGATGGTGAAAGACTTACAAGTAATCAAATCCAGCATTATGCGCCAAATGCTAGACAACCTTTATTTAACCAATAACAGCCGAGTTGGCGCAGTTGAAGGACAGGTAAACCTTGATGACCTTTTATCGTCGCGTCCGGGCGGCATTGTTAGAATGCGTGCGCCAGGTATGGTCCAGCCTCTTGCCGTTCCGCAAATTGGAAACAGCGCGTTTGCGATGTTGGAGTATGTGGATTCTATTCGTGATCAGCGCACGGGTTTCAGCAAAGCGTCTATGGGTCTTGATCCGAGTACGCTTCAAAGCACTACTGCGAGCGCTGTTAACGCTACGATCCAAGGGGCGCAACTCAAAGTAGAAATGATTGCGCGTGTCTTCGCTGAAACTGGTTGTCGTGATCTAGCAACTGGCGTCTTGCATTTGCTTCAGAAGCATCAGGACAGTGAGCGCGTTGTGCGTATTCGTGGTGATTTTGTTTCGATTGATCCAAGAGCGTGGGATAACGGCTTTGACCTGTCTGTAGAGGTTGGTCTTGGTAACGGGCGTGAAGACGAAAAGATGGCTATGCTTTTGCAGATTTCTGGCAAGCAGCAAGAGATATTAAACCAGCTTGGCCCGAATAACCCCGTGGTTAAGCCTAGCCAATATGTGAATACACTGAAGCGCATTGTTGAAATGGCTGGCTTTAAGGACACCGAGCAATTCTTCACTTCTGGTGAGGAAGTAGATGCAGCGGTTGCCCAAGGCGCACAACAGCAAGATCAGGGTGCAGCCCAGCAAGCAGAGATGGCACAATTCCAAGCCGAGCTTGATCTGAAGAAACAGAAGATGGAAATGGAAATACAGTTAGACCGTGAGAAGATGCAAGCAGAGCTTGAGTTACGACGGTTTGAGCTAGAGGCTGAATTACAGCTTCGCCAACAGAAATTGGCTTTTGGTGGTCAAGTTTCAGATAACTTACCAAGAGCATGACGGATTTTAGAGATGAACAAGACCGAGGCGCTAAAGCGGCGGCGGTCCTTCGTGATCCGTTGGTTATTTCAGCATTTGCTGAGATACGAAGCGCGTATGTCGATGCCTGGGCGCATACTGACCCGGCAGACACCGAGTTTCGTGAGCAACTATTTTGTCTGATGAAGGCTTTAGAGTCTTTTGAAGTTCACTTTCAGTCTGCTGTGCAGACCGGGAAGATGGCTTCGACCCAGATGGAAGAGTTGCGGAAGTAACCTTTTTAAAAATTTGGAGATTTTATTATGTCTGGTACTCCTAGCGAATCCAGCTTGTCGCAGCTTGATGCTGTTAACCTACTTTTGAACCCGGAAGCCCCTGAAGAGGTAAGCGAGGAAGTTCAAGAGCAAACCGCCGAAACTGAAGTAGAGGCACCTGATACTGAAGAAATGGAAGTCGAAGCCGCTGATGACAGCCAAGCCGAGACTGAAGTTGAAGAGGTTGATGAAGATAGCGATGATAGCGTTGAAGAAGAAATCGACACTTATGCTATAAAAGTAGATGGCGAAGAAGGTGAGGCCACAATTGATGAACTCATCAAAAGCTATCAACTAGAAAAAACGGCTCAGAAGAGACTACAAGATGCAGCGGAACAGCGTAAAACGCTCGATGCTGAAAAAGCGTCTACTGAGCAAGCTCGTCAGCAATACGAGCAAGCCCTTAATGTTATGGCTCAACAATTACAGCAATCAACCCAACCTAAAACTCAGGAATATTGGGATGGCCTGTATGAGAGTGATCCACTTGAATATGTCCGTCAACGCGATGTTGAACGTGACGCGCAGACTAGGCAGCAAACAGTTAACGCTGAGCAACTTAGGATGAAGCAAATCAAACTTGTTGATGAGCAAAAGAAACTTCTCGATGCCGTTCCAGAATGGAAAGACACAGAGGTTCAAACTCGTGAGACAGCGGCGATTGTTAATCATGCGCGTAGTAGAGGCTGGACTGATGCTGAATTAAATGAGGCAACAGATCACCGATACGTTGTAATGATGCGGGACGCCTATCTTTATAATAACTTGCAGTCACAAAAACCGATTGCCAAGAAAAA